CCGGACCCGCTTGTTGGTGCTGCTCGATGAGGGGCACTCTTGCGTTCTTTGAGTTGAGCCGTTTTATCGGCGTTGGATACTTCGTATGTCTTCCGCAGGGCGGCCCGGAGTTCGGGCTTGCCCTTGAAGTCCCGTTCGGAAAAACCTAAGCCTTTAGCGTATTCAATGAGGGCCGAAGCGTCGGTGCCCAATTCGGTAAATAACTTCGCCTCGGCCAATTCTTCCTGTCGTGTCCTGTCGGACACTTCCGCTTTTTTCTCCCGGAATTCGTCCTTGATGGCTTGCCATTGGGCGATGGTTTTACGGGCGCGACGGTATTCGTCAACGCCATCGTCTGGGATAACGGTTTCCAGCCTGGCTATCTCGGAATTGATGTCCCCGAGTACCTTCGTCGGGGTTTTGAGATAGTCCTTAAAAACGGAGTCTTTGGTCTGGTCCTCGAAGAACTTCTCTTCGGGCTGGACCTTCTTCAACTCGGAAAGTTCCTGGGTCTTGCGGGTATAATCCCCTTGCAGACTTTTATATTCCTTGATCGTACGTTCTACGATTGGACGTGCTTCAGGTGTGACCCGCTCCAGGTCGATAGCGGTCGGATGAAGGGCTTCCAGTTCTTCGACCGAGTAAACAGGTTTCGTCTCAGGGGCAGATTGTTCTCCGCCGGCTTCTGCCGCTTCGTCTGGTAGATTGGTCTGTTCGACTTCATCCATGACTTTCTCCTTACTTCAAGTTAGGCTGCTTTGCGCTTGGCCTTATTTAACTCAATTACCATATTGTTAACCAGCCCGTTGAGTTTGACCTTGAACGAGGCCAGGCCTTCGAGGCGGTAGTACAATCTTTCCCGGGCTTCTTCATCTTTCGGGGCCGAGGTCTTCCAGGCATTGACGATATCGGCTTCGATCTTATCGAGTGCCAGCATGATAGCCGGGTTCTTCAGGGCATCTTCGGCCTGGTGACCTAACATGACGGGATCGGTAATCGGAATCATGATAAATGGGGCATCCGATACTGGATCATCAAAGTATTTATCCCACCATTTAGGCAAAGAAGCCACCTCCCTGCGGGCGATCACTGACCGGCTGCATGGGGTTCATGTTCTGTTCTGGGATCTCGGCCGGCTGTTCCCCTGGTTGAGTGCCGGCGGCGTTTTCTCCGCCCTTGCTCGTCTCCGGACTCGCGCCCAAGAGCGCCATGATCTTCATAACGGTCTGCTGAAACCCGGGCATGATCTGCTGAATGACCGGGGCCAACTGCTGATTCTGTCCCATGACCTGAAAGAGGCCGGACATTTCCTGGACGAGCGCCATGACGGCTTCTTTCAACTGGGGATCGGTGACGAAATCGGTGGTATTCAAGAACCCCATGGCCTTAACGAGTTCCTGGTTCATGTAAAAGAGATTCTGCGCCGTTATGATACCCGTGGGCATCTCTTTCATGGCCAAGCCGATCAACTGTTGAAGTTTGACGATCAAGTCCTGTTTGTCGTGGGATCCCAGACCGACATTGACGATGAGGGCGTATTTACAGATAACATCCTCAGGATTGATGTCGTAATCTTCGTTCAGATAGCGGACGGTGGTCTTTTTCTTCATGAACTTGGCCAGCGTATCGAGAATGTCTTGGAAGAGCGGGCCGAAGACTTCTTCCATGTAGGCCCGCATCATCATCAGGATCTGTTTTGAGGCCTGCTGGACCTTCAACTGCTTCCCGCGATAGGTGCGTTCGTCCTTGGAGCCCTCGATGCCGGAATAAGCCCGCGGGGTAGGGATATGGGCATCCTTTTCCTTTTCGAGCATCTCCCAATAGGCCAAAAGATCGTTTCCAAGGGGCATTTTCTGCTCAGCCATGATGAATTCGGAGGGCGGCGCCTGGCAGCGAATCAGGGCATTCATGGCGGAATTATTCTCGTAGTCGTCGATATTGAGGCCGCAGCCCTCGACATCGGCAAAATAGCGCCTGAAAGCGTTCTGGCTAACGATATCGGTGATCTGGCGCTTCAAATAGGTCCGTTCTTCCTGGATCTTGCCGATATAATCGAGGTAGCCCTTACCAATGAGACTGTGGGCGACCAGGAAGGCCGACCCGCCGCGGTAGGGGGGCTTCCCGTACTTGTTCTCTTCGTCGATGGCGATCTCATCACCGACCCAGGTCATCACCCAGGGCTTATCATCTTCCCAGAAATAGGACTCATAGGCCTTGTACTTATCGGTTTTCTTGTCATAGAGGTGGTCGAGGCCGCCAAGATGCTCGAAACGCTTGTTCCAGACGGGGTCGATCTTGTCCTTGTCCAGCGCTTCCTTGATATCCTTTATCTTATTGAAGAATTTCTCTCCATACGTGCGGATATACTCATGCTCGTAGAGGACGACTTCTTCCAAGACGAAAGGAGCATCGGCAAAATCCCGGGTATCGAGGGGAAACCGTATTCTCTCTGAGGGCACGGCATCGAGCTTGACGTATTCGTCTTCGGTACGGTGATTGATCTTGGTAATGCGCTTGCCGGTGGAGGTGTCGTCGGATTCCAAGGAGACCTCTTCCTTCATTAGGAGAGTCGCCAGCTCCTCTTCTGATAGATCCTCGTATTCTTTAACGGTGTTGTTGATGTCTTCCTGCCAGCGGTACTTGATGCAGCCGAATTTGAGGACCATGGAGTCGTCTAAGAAGTCGTTGCAGATCCGGAACCACTTGTTCTTACGGGTGACCATGACGTTGCCCAATACTTGTAGCTTTTTGGTCTGATCAACGTAACGGGCGGAGTCCGGGTCGAGTTTGAGGGGTTCATCCACCCCCGCGATGGTCTCCAAAATATCCGGCTTGGCCATGTTCACGGCGTCCTGCATATCGTTGGTGGTGATCTTCGAGCGGTTTTCTAATATCGCCACGATAGACGGGTCGGCAACCAGGTGCTTGAGGGCTTCCCGGCGTTGGTCCCGTAGGCCGGAGAACTGGTCGTCTAAGCGTTTCTTCCACTGCTGGCAGAATTCAAGTCGTTTTGCTTTGGTTCTCATAGGCTCATACCGGGCAAGCAGCCATCTTTAACGGCCGGTCGTATTGGCTCTGCTCGTCCATGGAAAAGGTGTAGTTCTGGATGATATCATATAAATANGCGCAAATATTCAAGGCGTCATCATGCCAGAAGGGGAAGTTCTTCATCTCCATCTTTAACCGCTCTATCGGAGGTGTTGGGCAGGCATTCGAATAATACCACATCGAGTTGTTCAACGGCCAGGCCACAGCGCCTTCAATAAACTTACGTTTATTGCGGCCAGACGGCCGCAGCAGCACCCCCGTCTTCCCGCGGTCTTTCAGCTCTCCGAAGGTCACATGGCGACCTCTTGCTTTCAGAGCGTTGGCGATATGGATATGGGTCGTAGTCATCCCGACCTTCTCCACACCAAGTTTCTGCACCACCCCGGCGTTCAGGTACATCCGGACGGCCTGTTCGATGGCTTCCGATTCGTTGGCGGTATTGATCCATAGATCCTCGATGAATACCCGGCACTGGCCGATTTCTTTATCTCGTTTGGGCTCGACTCTAAACACGCCCATGGCCCAGGGGTCTGACTTCCGTTTAGTCTTAGCGCTGTCCTCATCGCCGGCCTGGTCGATGATCATGAACTTGTATCCCCGCGGCATCAGTTTGCGTTCGATCTCCCGCAGGAAGTCCGGGTTCAGGGCGATCTCGGAATCAGGCGTCGGGTTCAACAACTGCTGGGCATTGAATGACGAGTCACCCTTTAACTCATCAAACGATTCCTGGGACATCAGCACCGTCTTGCCATTCGCTGTGCCGTCAACGGTAGCGGGCTTATGGCGATAACTATATTTATTCTTTCCGTTCAAATCCAGCTTGTCGCGGACATATATTAATGGATCGTTGTGATGGTAGTAGGTGCCCACCACCCGGTGGTGCCCCCCGGTCAGAGTCTTCAAGTTCTGGCTGGTATCGTAGGCATCTTTGACATCTTCCATCATGTCCACGGTCTTAACCAAGTCTTTAGTGACGATATCATCGTAAACCCGGCGTTCGAAATGAAGCCCCGTAGGCATACCCTCAATGAGGCCATGGGCGCTGATAGACGCTTCTCTCCGGTTGGTCTTCCGTTTCAGTACAATGCCCTCGTCTATCGACCACAGCGGAGCTTCTTTCTCGCAGTTATCCCAGACCACATCGGCGAAGCAGTCATGCAGTATTCGTTCTCGTTGGAAAGTCTCTTTGATCGAGAAGAGAAAATCTTTGGCGACGGAGGATTTAAAAGAAAATATCCCGGTAGCGTGCTCGGGGTTATTCAACTGGTACTGGATAGTCTCGGCGGTAGTAATGATCGAGGACTTATAATGAAAACGTGCCCAAACATCTAACGTGAAGTCCTTGGGACCCATCTCCACCTCGCGACAGGCCCGCACCACAAAGGGATGATTGACCATCGCTCTTGAAGCATCGTCCGTAAAGGGCTTCACCACAAAATACAATAAAAACCATAAATCATTCTTAATCAGCTCCCGGTACATCGAAACCCCTAACTTAGGGTCTCCCCGCTTGCACTTCTCTTCTGCCGCGATCGCCCTGGCTATCTTGATATAATTGAACCGATACGTTAACGGCTTGCCTTCGGCACTGCTCCAACCAATATCAGGATGTTGCTCAAAGGGAACCCCGTTTATGTTGATCGGTGAAGACATCTATTTCGTTCTTAACTCCATTATACCGAAATCCATCATTTCATCTTTCGTATAAGAATCGTTTAAAAAAGAAGCTATGCCCATGGCCAATTCATCATACTCTTTATCCACACGGACAAATGCGCCCTTTCTTCCATCTTTCATCCGACATTCAATGTGCCATTCGTCTCCGGCATCCCTTATAGTTGCCCTGATAACATTCATAAGCTACGTAACTCCATAAACTCCCGCATCGTTACTCGCTTGCCGGCATATACTGAGAAAGTGTTGTCCAGGAGGAAATTAACCTTCTTCTGTAACTCCAAAAACTCATCCGTCGGCATCGGAAAATCAACTGCAGAATCCCATACCGCATCCGAAGTCATCTCTATCTTGGCCATCTACT